GTGCACTAACAGTCTAGGTTCTTGTTGACTATAGTCAAAGCATCCCCACTTTTGTCCTTCTTCAGGAATAAATAATCTTCTAATGAGTGGACCTATGTCTTTGTTACGAGCAGGGATTTGTTGCAAATTTGGGTTCTGCATACTTAACCTACCAGAGATTGTGCCTCCCTGCTCATTTCTCATTTGATTGATTTCAGCGAAAATCCTCCCTCCGTTCTCGTGCTTGAGGATACTGTCAATGAACGTGGTTCTTGCCTTATTAATTTCACGAGCCTCCACCACCATCCTTGCAATAGGATTGCTATGATTTGACAAAAAGTCTTTGTCAAATTTAGGCTGGCCAGACTTCGCAGTTCTCTCATAAGATATTCCCGCTGCATCAAACGCCTTAGCGACAGATGTCGGAGTCCAAACATCAACGTGGACATTTGTACTCTCATGGATTTTTTTAAGTATCTTTTTCTCTGTAGCAAATAAAGTTTTCTTTGTTCTCTCTGCGTGATCAACATCTACTTTCACTCCCTTCTTTTTCATTTCAAATAAAACAGGAAATAAATCCGTCTCTAACTTGAACACATCTAATAAGTCTTGTCTAATTATTTCTCTCTTTAAAATATCCCATAACTTTAAAGTTAAAGCTGCATCTTGCTCAGCATATGGGCCGACATACATAGGCGGTAACTTCCACATCTCTGTCTTTGCATTAACACCCCAACTCTTTGCCGCCTCGTATAAAGCTGATTGAGATTTTTTTTCTCCTGCATATTTTTTTCCTAACTCATCTAAAGAAAAACGCATGGGACTATTCTCATTTACAATAGGACCTGCTATCATTGTGTCAATAATACGACCATGTACTTTCAATCCCATTTGATGTAGCCACCCTACATCATAGATAGCATTGTGAAATATCTTATCACATGGAAGTTCTAGAATTTTTTTAAGTTGTCTTGTAAAAACTTTTTCATCTAAGTTACCTCCACCTTCATGGCGAATAGGAAAGTAACCACACCAACCTTCAACAGCTATAGCAACACCAATAACATAACCTTTGCTGACAGCCCATCCTGGACCTATGCCAGTGTTTAATCCTATATCTCTTGTTTCTAAATCAATGGCAATTTGTTTTGCGTCTGATAAATCTGGTAGTCGTTCCGGAGGAGTCCACTCACTTGGTGGTTGAAATAATGGTATCTGAGTCATCTTCATTGTCCTGTATCTCACCCGCAATTGCTGCATATCCCGCCATGTCTATGTAACAATCCTTCGTGGGTCTATGTTTAATTCTTGCTATCTTTACTAGAAGCATACATATCGCTACATCATGTGCTGATATTTCATAATCTAAATAGGAAGACCAAAGCTTAGCAATGTTCTTATGATTCTGATACTTATCACCATAGTCATGTTGACGTTGACCAGTTACTATCTTTGCCGCAGTATCTAGATATTCTCTACTGTTCATCTTTCTCCTTATTGCTGATAGATTTTAAATCATTTCTCATAAGTTGTAAATCAAGTAATAATAACTTCATTTCCTTGTCTACTTTTTCTCTATTTAATCTAGGTAATTCAGCCCTTATTCTCCTTACCTGTTTCTCTGTAACATCTAATTGTTTCAACGCTGTTTCAATTGTAAACACTATGACCTCCAAAACATTTCTGTGAATTCCTTATCGGTTTGAGAGCGAACCAAATGCAATTCGTTTTTTGCTCGTGTCATTCCCACATAGAACACACGTCTCTCTACATCTTTATTTCTTCTATACTCTTCATCAACTTTAAAAGATAAGTCAGAAAATAATAAAACATTACTTGCTTCTCCACCCTTAGATCCATGGATAGTAGAAAGTTTTACTCTTGCCTCATGATTTAAATTTTGATTACGTCTCAACGCTGCTAATAAATAAGCTAACTTTGTTGGGGGTATTCTATCAAGGGCGTCATCCCACCTTAACTCCGGGGATAAAAGTAAACCATAATTATTTTTTAACTCTTCGTAAGTATATTCTTTATCTTCGTTAGCTCGTGGCATTGTCTTTGATCCATAACTAACTCCGACATCTACATTCATGTAATGATACATCGCTTTAATACCATCAAGCTTTACTGTTTTATTTTTTGTTAAACGAGTCCATGTATTAATAGCTAGTAATAAACGATCACTCACTGATTTAGAATTGTGTCGCTGATAAAATATACCTCTTGTCTTTAACTCTTCTTCTATCTTGTCTAGTAAATAATTAGTACGTGTAAGTATAAGCCAATCATCTTTTAAGAAATCTGTATTGGCGTAAGGATTAACACGTGTCTTTAATAAACCTTCACGGTCCGTGGCCTTCCAATCTTTATGTACCCTGTCGCCTACACGTCCGATCACGGCATTAGCTCTTTGTTGCACGGCTAACGGTACACGGTACGATTGATCAAGAATAATTCTGTTGCCTTTTAATTGTTTAAATCTCCATGGATGTGCGCCTGCCCATTCAAAGATAGCTTGATCATCATCTCCTGCGATGTATGTGTGTGTAGAATTTTGAGATAAGATATCAACCATATTCCATTGCACACTACTAAGATCTTGTGCCTCATCAATGATAAGAAGTTTAAGTTTAGGTGCTTCTTTTCTTTTATTAAACTCTACAATCATGTCAGTGAAATCCATGAAACCGTTTTGTTTTTTATACTTCTCTAAACCCTTTGCTATCTTACGTAGCTTTAAAAAACCTCCAGGCAAATGCCCTGTTTCTTTTTGACAGAACTGATGTTCAAGACTCACATCTTTTATTCTTGCTAAGTCTATGATGTTAACAAACTTATCATCCTGCCACCCCATACCATAGCTGTCATATTTATTTGTGGGATTAGATAACTTTACATTTAACAAATCTGATACTTCTTTATAATCCGCATCGGACATTAACGACGAGTCGGTTAATCCTAACTCCATGTAGGCTAAACTATGTAATGTTCTAAAGTATTTAAAATCTTTTTTATCGTATTGTGGAAACCGGTTCACGGCACGGGTGATAGCTTCGTTCGCTGCTTTACGAGTGTAGGCAAAGTATCCTATTTGATTTGGTTGTATTCCTTTTGCCAATCCTTCTTCAACTATTGTTAAAAGTTTATGTGTCTTGCCTGTACCTGGAGGACCAAAAATTATATTTCTATGCATTCGTTTTGTCCTTTAATAATAACAACTTTTTGTTTTTTTTCATCAAACCAACAAGTATATATTCCTTTGTGTATACACTTACTAAGTTCAGCATACGCTGATGATTCTGAAGATTTAGCATCAAGTAAAATTATTTGATTGTTTTCTCTGTGATAAGTAACCATGTCTATTGGACCGGTACAAGACATATTTTTAAAAACATCCCAACCAGATTTCATTAAATGACTAATTATAATTGCTTCATTTATATCACCTGTTAATTTAGCATTGTTACCAATTTTTTTTCTCCAATCATTAACTTTAAATTCTTCCTTTTTTATTTTCTCTCTCTCAATTTCGTCATCTAATTTTGTTTGCAAAGTTTTCATTTGAACCATTAGATTATCAATAAATTCTTTTTTCATTAGAACGCCTCCTTCTTTTTCATGTCAGGTATATATAAATCTTGTTGCTCTATTTGTTTTGAAGGTACATACCATAGGTAATGAGTGATACCTTTAACTTTTTTTCTATGTGATCCTCCTCCTAAATCCTGCATAACTCTTGCGTGCATTTCTGTAGAAGTAAGAGCAGAAAATCTTTTCTTATTTAAATATTCTTTTAATGTTTTAGGTTGGAAGTATATCTTACCTTCGTTCTCCCATGGCATTTCAATTGCTATCTCTTCCTCTCTATCTGATACACCTTGATCATAAATAAAAGAATACAGATAAGAATCAAACTGACCCCACTTCGTTATCTCCGGTGGTGTTTCTATTATCTCTACGTTCTCGAGTAAGCTTTGAATCTTTGCGGTCCATGCGGCAGGGCTAAGTGCATTAGGTAATTGTGTTAATGCATCCATACATTTCTTTCTGAACTTACGTTGATCAAAAAGTTCTTCTGTATTTAAAACTAATCGTTGCTCTTCAAAGTTTAAAAACCAAACAGGTTCATCTGAGTCATACTTTTGTAGATCAGAAAATTTACTTTCATACTCTCCACCTATTCCATATTTTCTTAAACGACATTGTGGTGCGTCACATCTTGAACACATTGGTTGATCTTTACATTTGTATTGATAATCTTTTTTATCATGTTGGTTGATTGTCTTGGTTACTTGCGCATGACCAAGTGGTGGCTTCATGTATTTAAAATTAAATTCAGATATTTTATCTTGCCATTTCTCAGGCCATTTCTTTTTTGCATAGACTGCGTACTGATACAAAACATTATCTCTTCCGCCTTCATCTATGCCAACACTAATTAAAGTTTGCAAACAAGGTGGTCCATCTTCTAGCTCCTCTACCTTCTTTACTTGTTTTGTTTTAAAGTTTCTTAACTTATCTTCTGTAATTTTTCTTTCATCAACAAAAGAAAGAAACTCATCTAATGATAATGACTCTCCCTTTTTATCAAAGGCATAACGCATAGTGTCATCGCCTGCATGATAAGGTAAGTTTAAAAAGTTTCCTGTGTCTCCTCTGTCTGCTTGCAATTCAATTTGTTTAGGAAAGATTTCACAATCAGCATGACCTAACAAAGAAGCAAAGCTTGTTAATCTATTTCGCATTAGCTGTGCAGATACAACGCCATCTATAAATAAAAATAAATGTGCACCTCCACTCTTTGATCGACATGCAATCAAAGGTAATTTTAATTTCTCTATGTTACTAATTAATTTTTTGTGATCTAACGGATATGTATCTACATCTATACAACCCCACCTACACGTTGAATCATCCATGATAGGAACGATACCAAGGCTAGGATCTTTACCTGCAATGTGATCTATCCAGTGTTGTGGTGTTACTGGTTCTTTTTTTATAAAGGATTTACCCCCACGTTTACCGCTATCTTTTATTTCGCCCGGAACATATACTCCGTGTGCTCTTTCTAAACCTTTAAAAACTTCTTTAAATTTCTCTACACTCATTGTATCTTTCGTTGTTAATTAAATGAGGGCGAATAATCTTCCGATAGTTCGCCCTCACCAGCTGCCCTAGTACGGAGTAGCTTGCTCCGCCTCGGTCGCACTGCCCTCACCACGTTCTTGAGAAACCTTAGCCTCCCCTTTACTTACTGTTTCAGCAAAAGTTTTTGCTGCGGTGAAGAGAGCAATGTCCTTTTCGTTAGCTTGATCGAGTAATCTTTCAAAGCTAAAATCAAATGTATGCCATGTACCTTTGTCATTCTTTTGTTTGGCACTGTTGACTCTGAATAAACCAGAGAACATAGGCCACTCAGCAGGGATCACGGAACGAATTAAAGAATTAAATTTTTTACTTCGTTTATACCCTGTTGATTTAAGAGTGATGACACAAGGACTACCCAACATACCGTTCGATGACTGTCCTCCTTCATTAACAACATAGACAAAATGATTGGCACATGTTTCAATGTAGTTGCCATTCTCTAGTCTGTCTTTGTTTTGTGCGTCACGAGTAGTTTGCGAAAGTATGTCTGATGTAGCAGGATACACGTTTACAGGAGCACTACTTCCAGTACCTATGTTTGCCCATTCTACATACTCTCTTGCAAAGCCACATGGCATAACGAGAATACCTTTACTCCCATCATACAATTCTTCCGTGACGTTATTGTAGATCATTCCAGGCTTAGCACCTGCAACAGTCTCATCTGCTACCTCTGGTGACAGCGCCATTAAGACTTTAAGTCTTGGCGTTGCATAATCTTGAGCATCAATTGATTCGAAGCCCATAGACTTAAAGGTATCAAAAGAAGCAAGTTGTGCAACTTGCCCATTCGTCTTTTTAGTTACAACATTCTTTGTCATATCATTCCTTTTCATTTCAGTTTTCACTATGTAATTTTCACTTTGTTGGTTACATAGACACCAAATTTGTCTTCAGGAATATCAGATCCTTTTTGAATCTGTTCCTTGACAAATGCTTTTAGGGTAGAGGCATGAACACCACTCTTCTGAATAGGAGCTTGTCCTTCATCATGCAAACGTGAATACAATTCAGATGCGTTGTCTTCTTCACCTCTTCCAAAACTACAGACAATATCATTTTTAATGATATCATCAAACCCATTATCTCTTAGCCATTTAAAAGCATCCGCTTTGTTGGCCTCACTTATGTGTGCTTTATATACTTCTTGTATCTCTACTTTAGATCCGGAACTAAGCGTGACTGCTTTCATTCCTATCTCATCTAATAATGTTGGGATCGATTCGTTCTCTAGTTTGAACTCTTCTTCTTCTAGTCTTTTTAGTTCTGCTTTTCTATCAGTAATTTTTTTACGAACAGTTTCTAACTGATCACAAAAGGTACCGACAGCTCTAAGCCTATCATCACCAGAGCCTTCTAGTTCTTGAATAGCTTTCTTTGATTCTTCAAATAATGACATATAACTTTCTCCATTTAATTAGTATCTACCTCAACAGGATAATATTTTTTTAAATGTCTATCCCACTTTAGCATTTTAAATCTATTACGATTCATACTTGCTGCAACAACTGCAACAGTTGCAATAATAGATGGATCGCCAAGACACAATATGTAATCATCATCAGAAAAATCTTTTAACTTTTTCTTTAGCGCATGCACTACAGGTTGTGAGCTGATCATCAATTGATCTTTACGTGGTAATAGATTTTCAAATTCTCCAAAGCGTAAAGCATCAGTGATATCCACCCCAGTTTTTTCTTGTACTACATATACTGTCATAACTTTCTCCTTCTACATATACGTATTTCCTTTTA